GATCCATGTCCGCGGCGGTTTGGTTGTAGTCTTGGCTCTTGCGTACGCAGAGCAAAGCTGCTTCTGCCAAAGCGCCGGGATGACCACCACGAGACTGGAGTTCTTCCAGCAGTTCAACGGTCGAGCATTCAGCCAACTGAGTGGCGGGCAACAAAGACTTGGTCTTCATATCAGTTCCTTTACGAGTTACCATGACAAAATTTCCTTCAAGCGAGATTCAGGACCTACCCAGCCTGCCGGCTTCTTGACGTCAAATGCGCTGCCGCGTTTCGAGTCTTCGGCCTTGGCTACGCGGACCTTGGCCATATTAGCAGAATGAACTGCGTGCATGCCGGCGTGCCACTGAGCAGCATCAATGCCAGCAAAGAGTGCTGTGCCGTAGGCCACGTAAGCCAGATCGAGCAGAGCATCGAAGGCCCCAACCTTGTCCCCAGTAGCCAAAGCCTCTTTGAGCTCATCGAGTTCTTCTTGGAGGAACTTGACACGAAATTCCTGCGCTGTAGGATCTTGCATGAGTTGGTCATCGGTGCCCAATGGGAGACCAAACTTCTCATGGAATTCAGCGACATTTCCAATCATCAGAACGGCGCTCCTTTCGTGGCTTTGCGAGCAACTGGCTTGACTGGCTTACCATCAGCTGCTTTGCGGCACACCCACAGATTGTTGCGGGCATGGTCAGGGTATAGCGAGCCAAAGATGTTGCTGATGGCGTCACTGTCGAAGTACTGCTCAAGGCCTTGGCGGACCAGCTTGATAGCGTCCAGCATCTTCTTGCCGTCCATGCCCGGAACCTGCGGCTCAACCTTGCCGATGTGTTTGATGTCCATGAACGTGCCGAAGCGACGCTCAATGACGTAGCCAGCCTTCTCAATGGCAGCCTGCAACTCAGGAACGGTGTATTCATGGATGTGGTTCTTGGCATGGCGCTTGCCGTCGTAAACTGGAGTTGAGAGCAGCAGAACACCACCGGGCTTAGTGGCAGCAAACATGGCTTTGAGCAGGCTGGTGCCGTGCTCGACCTTCATGTGCTCGATGACTTCGTAGTTGACAACAACATCGAAGCCCTCAGGGCGTGCCTTCAGGAGTTCCTTGTAGCGCTCAACAAAGTTGAACTCGCCATGGAATGTCAGACGCTGGGAAGCAGATGGCTTCAGCTTGTTCAGATCAACACCAGTGTAGTGGTTGACATGAGCAGCTGCGCCGCCGGTGAGAATTTTGCAGAGTGGTTTATCTTCGCCGCAGCCGACTTCGAGGACATTGTGCTTGGCATTGATGAAGCGACGTGCAAAGCTCCAGCGCCAGAAGTGGGCAGAGTAGTCGCGGTGCAGGGTGCGGCCATGGCCAGCTTCATGCAGTTGTGTTGTGTCGTACTTGCGGTCGTCGCGGGTAATCTCTTTGGCGGATTTGGGCATGGTAATTCCTTTGCGTTGATGGATGCCATTGGTGAGGAGCCTTATCGGTGGCTCCTCGGTACCGTGTTACTTGGCCACCTTGGCTTCGGGCGGGTTCTGCCCTTGTTTCTTCAGGTGGTTGCGGTACCATTTGACGTAGCCGCGCTTCTTCTCGTCCAGACCGAACTCGGCTTGGACTTTCTCGAAGATTTGGTCATCGGTCAACTTGCCGGCCATGATCAGATCTTGGAACATCTGAGCCACAGACATCTTCTTCTCGCCAGGCTTTGCAGGTTTTTCTGCAGGCGTTGCTTTTACCACTGGGTCGACGGCACGACGACCGGCTTTGACCTCGGTCGGTTTTACTGCCGCCTTCTTTGCGACAGGCTTCACTGCTTTGGCGGCAGCCGGCTTTTCAGCCACGATTTGCTTCTTGGTAGTAGCCATTTCAAGCTCCTGTTTACTCACGTTGATGACTTGGCCAAGGTAATCCATGGCCTCCTTTGCTGCCCCGAGAGTCTGGCTGTAGTTCACGAAGAGTTGACATGCCTTCTCAACGGGGTATCCTTCCATTGGTGTGAACCGCTGGTCGAATGAGTCCGCTGACGTCGAATGGACCTCAAGGCCCAAGATGATGTCCAGCGGGATGAACTTGACGAGACCTGCACTACGCTCCACTTGGATGCAAGTACGTCTGTTGTGGTCGTGGCATGGCATGACTGCCGATGCTTGCTTCTTAGTTGCCATTACTTGTCTCCAGATAGTTTGTCAGCGATGACGGACAGTTCAAGAAGGCCTTGCATTAAGACCTTGGCTTCAGGCCAGTACTGCGGTCCGTAGACCTGCCAGTGAATCTGTACTGTGCCGCTCTTCTTGCTCACGAGAGCACGCCTGCCGCCGTCAATGTACAGCTGGAAGCGAATCTCCTCGTGCGTGCTCTCGTCAATAATCTCGATGGTGTCCGGGTTGCTGATGGTCATTTGCATTCCCCATCGTACGGAGGCCACCCGGTGCGGTCGTTAACTGGCACGCCGGCTTTCGCCTCGGCCTTCCAAGTAGCAACCATGGTGCAGTAAAGGTTGTGCTGGTCGTCGGCGTCCTGAGCGTCAAAGTGCCCAAGTACGCCAACCAAGATCAGGAATGAGACGGCCAGAGCCGCCTTGCCCAAGCTCGTCATGATCAAGCTTCCTTAGGCAGCAGGCCAGTGCGCTTCATCTCGCAGCGATACCAAGTGGGGTAGCGCTTCTTAGAATCGTCGAGGTTGAACTGCTGCTTGAGCGTTTCCCAGACTTCTTGGTTGGTCTTGCCAGACAGAATCAACTCACGTGCCGTGGCAGAGATGCCCATCTTCTTCGGCTTGGCTTCAACAACTGGGTCTGCAGCACGGCGGCCTGCCTTAACGGCTTTAGCCCTAGGCTCAGCAACTTTGGTCTCAGCGGGCTTAGGGTTCTTCAGCGACTCGAGGTGGGCGGCAGCTGCGCCGAGTTTGCACTCGAACTTGTCGCCCACCTTCGTGATGAAGAGGTTGTAGTCGCGAGCTTGGAGGCCGAGCTTACTCAGGGCAGAAGTGGCGGAGTCGCGAGCGGTGTAGGTCTTGGTCGTCATGGTAAGGTCCTCAGCAAGGTTTGTTCGGTCAAGCACCATTGCGTTGACCGTGATTAGATTTTAGTGTGCCACGATGGGCTTGTAAACACCTATTTTCAAAATAACCAAACTATTTCCGCAATTTTTTGAGGGCGTCAAACAAAGCGTTCTGCCCACGGCGCTTAGACTTCACAGCAGCCAAGACCACTTCATCGACTGTCCCACGAGCCATGATGTGGTGCACGAAGACCTTCTTGCTCTTGTTGCCCTGACGAAGCACACGACGGATAAACTGGTCGTAGAGCTCGTAGTCCCAGGTCAGTGAGTGCCAGCAGACGTGGTTCCCCATCTCCTGCAGGTTCAGACCGTGGGCCATGGCTTGCGGGTGGCCGAGCAGCACAGGCAGCTTGCCGGCGTTCCAAAGGTGCTCGAGTTCGGCCGAACGCTTGGCGCTCACGCCTCCGCCGATGTACGGCACATCTTGGCCAAGCTTCTCGCGCAATCGATCGAGGTCGTGCTCGAAGTGGTAGGCCACGAGGAGCGGGCTGCCTTGCAGCTCATCGATCAGGTCAGCCAAGGCGTCAACCTTCTCGGTGTGCAGGTTCACCCATTCACGCTTGGACTTGGGCAGCTTGATCAGGGCTTGCACGTCAGGATCGAGGTAGATGCCGCCGTTGGCCACTTGCCGGCACTTCATGGAGGCAGCTGCTGCCGTTGATGCGACGATGATCTTGGCATCGAGCTTGGCGATCAGGTCTTCTTCAAGCTGGTTGTACATGGTCATCACGTCAGCCGGCAGGTCGATGCGGATGTTGTTCTCGATGAGGGCAGGCATGTCGAGGTAGTCGTCGGCCGCCATGCGCAAAGCGAGTGGACTGATGCGCTCGTAGATCTCATCCTCAGCACCTTCGCGGATGTTCCAGCTGAAGCCGTCATGGCTCGGCACGAAGTACTTCATGCGGTAGTGGCTGATGTACGGACCCAGCGTGCGGCCTTGGTCAAGGATGTAGCACTGGCCGAACAGATCGAGCAGGCCATTAGACGCCGGCGAGCCAGTCAGGCCCCAGCGACGACGGAATGTGTTGAGCACCAGCTTCAGACCCTTGAAGCGGTTGGTGTTGGTGTGCTTGAACTTGGACAGCTCGTCAACGACCAGCGTGTCGAAACCGAGATTCTTAAAGCGGCGTAGATCGACTTCGACCTTGGTCTTGCCCTGCGCAGTCTTGGTCTTCTTGGCTTGCAGGAGCCAATCGAGGCCCTCAGGATTGATGACGTAGACGTCTGCGTCAGACTTCAATGCTTCTTCCTTCTTGGGGCCATGCAGCACAGCTACCTTGAGCCCGCCGAAGTCTGTCCACTTGCTGACCTCCTTGGGCCACACGCTGTAGCAGACGCGCAATGGGGCGATGAGCAGGACCTTGTCCAGCAACTTCTTTTGCTTGAGCAGTTTAATGGCAGCCAGCGTGATACTAGTCTTGCCCAGCCCTGGATCTAAGAACAGAGCAGATGCTGCGTGCTCGAGCAAGAATTTGGCGGCCTTCTTTTGGTAGGCGTGTGGTTGCCACGGCTTCGATGACGGCGGAAAAAGCTCTGATTGCATTGTCGTGTACCTCTACTTGGTAGCCTAGCTGCTTAAGCTGAGCATGGATGTATTCTTGTTTTGGCTCAGGCTCTTCGCCTGGCCGCTTAAACTCAATCAACAACGGACGACCACCGGGAATCCAGAAAATTCTGTCTGGGTACCCTGTGTCGCCCGGCGTCACGAGTTTAGAGCCGATGATCCCGAGGTGTTTCCACGCCAGGTCAACGGCATCACGTTCAATCTTCGATTCTCTCATGGGAGCTTGTGAAGATCACGGCAAGGAGCGCAGACACCGTTCACCAGGCGCCCGGACCACTCGCCGCAAAGATCACAATCACCAGGACGCCCTACAGGTATCTTGGCCGCTTCCTCGCGAGTCTTGATCATCGCTTCGTCCCATGGGGCGTCGCGGTCAAGTTGGCGATCGACTTCATCCATCTCGTCACCCCATCAACTGAAGCGCGTGAGTGGCCTGCGACTTGGCGTCATCGAGCGCGTTGTGGTAAGTACCTTGGCGAGCCAGCTTGATTTGAGGCTGAAGTCTCTTCAAGGTACGGTAGCAGCGGTTGTTCCAGAAGCCCCACGGTTGGTTGCTGCCAATGGCCGCGTAGCAGTTGGCCAAGATGGCGTTGTCAAAGTCTGAACCATTACCCCAGACTTTGACTTTCTTCAGTCCAAACTGGTTGAGGTACTCAGTGAGCTTGTTCAAGGCGTCATGCAGATGCTCGCCACCACCGTCGACCTCGGCAAGGATCTTCTTGGCCTCGGCATTCTGACCTTCCCACCATTTCACCGTCTCTGGGTCCTCATGAAGGCCGAGCTTGAAGCAACTGAGACGGTTCACAACCACGTAGAACTCAGCGCCAAGCTGCTTGGTTTTGGGGTCGAAGGCGACAGCGCCAATCGAGAGGATGGAGCACCCGGCACGGCGGCCAAGAGTCTCGAGGTCAATCATCACGTGTTCCATTTTCATCTCCTTAGTATTTGCAGGGACCGTTCTTGCTGGCGCTGAAGAAGCACCAACGGCATTTGTCATTGGGGCGCGGCGCAAAGGTTGTGTCATTCATCATGGCCTTTGTGCGTTTGGCCCAGACCTTCTTCAGGCGGTCGATGTCCTTCGGCGTGAAGATCAACGGCTTGTCAGCGTCTGGGTAGATGGTACCCTGGTCGAGGTAGGCCAGGCGGGGACGGACTTCTTTAAGGTGCGGGCGCAACAGGAGAGCCGCCAGTGCATAGAGCTCGAGCTGCTCCATGTATTCTTCATTCATCTCAGCGCGGAACTTCCCTGTCTTCCAGTCAGTCACGATGAGGATGTCGTCGCCTTCGTGGTGGGCGCAGTCAAGCTTGATGCGAACCCAGCAGTGAACCCAGTTGTTCCACTCGGTTTCTTCCCAGTCCTTGGTGAAGGACCAGTTGTCTTCGACCACCATACCGTTGATCGACTTCTTGAACTGCTTGCGCAGCGCCTTGAGCTCATCACTGAACAGCTTCAGCTCAGGTGGGATGGTGCGACCTTTGCCCTTGATGTACTCCTCAGCCAGTGTGTGAATCGCAGCACCACGAGCCATGGCTGGGTTTGGTGGCTCCTTGATCTTGTCGATGTGCTTCAGTTTGAACTTCAATGGGCACTGCTTGTAGTCACTGTACCGGCTGAATGACCAACTGGTGGCCTGCTTGATTGGAATCACTTTCTTGGTAGCCATTAGAGCACCTTGCCTTTCTTGTCGTAGTCCTGGAGTTCATCCCAGTTGGTTGAGGAGATTGCTCCCTCGCTTAGGATGGAGACGTCGAACTCAACCGACTCCATTGTTTGACGCAGCACTTCCATTTCAGGCTTCAGGAGCTTCTTCGGCACGCTGACCGTGACTTGGTCATGGACGTTGAGCACGATGCGGGCTGATGGGTGCTTGATTGCATGGTACCTGATCAAGGCTTCCTTGGTGCAGTCAGCAGCCGAACCTTGAATGAGCACGTTGACCAGCTTGTAGTCGAACTCACGGATGCGACCATCGATGAGCTTCGGTTCTTCACAGTAGTATTCACGACCACCCCAAGTGCGGATGGGCTCTTTGTTCTTGGCCCGCAGCTTCATGTCGCTGTACATCTGCTTGAGCCCTGGATAGAGCATCAGAATAGCCTTCTTCAACTCGCTGGACTCCTCGACCGTCATGCCGTTGCGCTCAGCCAACTTGCCGACGCCCATGCCGTAAATCAGACCAAGGTTGGTGTTTTTCACCGGCTTGCGATCGTAGAACTTGCCCATCTTCTCGAGTTCAGCCTTGGCGTAGTCGTGGAAGTCGATCCAAGGATTCTCGACGTACTTGTCCATCAGGGCTCCACCGTCGAAGTGGGCCAAGATGCGGGGTTCTTGCTGTGAGTAATCTCGGTCGATGAAGATCTCGCCTTTGAACGGCGTGATGTAGCTGCGCACCTTGGGCAGTGGCGGCAAGACTTCCTTAAAGGGAGACTTGGGCAGCTTCTTCGTTGGCGCCTCGTGGTGGAAGATGGCTGCGAACTCCTTGGGGATGTTCTGGAAGTTCGGTGTCGACGACAGCCGACCCGTCCGTGTACCAACGTTGTGGTCACCAGACGGAGACTTGATTTGGTTCCAGGTCGTGAAGATCAGGCCGCCAGATGCATTGGCCGTTGCAAGCCATGGCTGCATGAAGGTGTTCAAGCAGGTGTTGAGCTGAGTCCTGTACTTGAGGACCGCCAGCAGAACCTTGTCGGTGACTCCTTGCAGCAGGGCTTCTTTGTTCGTTTGGAACTTGCCCGTCGGTGTCTTGGGCAGCAGATCAGGATCGGCTTTGCCTGCGTTGACCATGGCCTCAACCAACTGGGCGCCTGAGTCGAGATTGATGTCAGCATCGGCCTTGAGGGTCTTGATGATCCAAGCATCGATCTTGACACGCCAGTCGTTGTACATGGCCACATCATCGGCCAATCGCCTGTGGTCCATCTGCAAGCCTTGGCGCTCCATCTCCAGCAGGATGGGCATGAGCTTGCGTTCACGGTCATAGGAGACCAGCATGTCACGGTCAAGAGTCTTCTTCCAGAGCAGGTTGAAGATGGCCTCAGTGCGGTCCACGTCGCCGTTGGCATACTTACCAACAAGGTCGCCAGGCGCGTAGGCGATGTACCTGACGAAGTAGTGTTCAGACGATTTGCTCTTGCTGATCTTGACGCCTTTGACCGGCTGGTTGGCAATGAGCCATTCACCGACGGCATCTTGCTCATCAGCAGGCAAGCCAAGTAGCCGAGTGGCCGATGGCTTTAGACCGAGTTCCATCTGGTGCGGATCATCAAGGAACAGCAGGAACATCGTGTCATGGATCTTGTCCCATGCGGGGACCGGCAGACCAAAATGCACTTCAGCCACGTCAACGTCGAACTTGCCGTTTTGGAAGAGGACGCCATCTTTGTGCGCCCAAGCCTTCTTCAGTTCAGCAGCTCCGTCTGACCAGCAGCAGTTGTTGCCAGTGGGGTGTCCCCAGGCGTAGTACTTGGACTTTTTGCCAGGATACTTGATGGACACGCCGACAGGCATTGGAGGATACTTTGGTCTACCCTCGATGCCAAATGTTTCAAAGTCAACGGCCACTGGTTTGGGTTGTTTCATGATGCGCCCAGCTCCATGCGTTCACGATCAGCGCGGACCTTGTTCAGTCGGCTGTGGATGCGCTTGATGAACTGCTTGCGCTTGCGGCCTTTGAGCTCCTCCTTCAGGAGGGCTTGGCACGCAGGCTCATCAGCTTCGCGCAGGACGTCATTCAGAGCCAGCCAAGACTGGAGCGCTGGGTTCGTCACTAGTTTCTTCATAATTGTTGCTCCTGAGTCAAAAAGGCCCGACGGCCAAGGGTTAGTTCAGCACGTCGGGGCAAAGGCTCCTGCAAAGGATCAGTACTTGCGGGCGCCGCGCTTGGCCACAGGTTTAGCAGCTGGCTTTGCTGCTGCACGGCTGCCACGCTTTGGAATCGGTGCGACTTCTTCGGCAGGTTGGTACGGGAAGTCGATGGTCGACTTGGCTTCTTCATGGCGTTGCATGATGGCACCCATGAACTCGTCAGGGATGTTCATGATCGGCTCAAAGACGACCTTGAACTGGGTCTTCGGGTCTGGCACAACCTTGACCTTGGTCACGATGCCAAACGGAGGACGGCGCAAAGCACCAGCCACCTGCTTGACAAACGAGGCGTAGCCCTTGACCGATGTGACCGGCAGCTTCATGAAGCCGATGGCCGTTGAAGCGAAGTGGTCTTCATCTTCAAACATCACGAACTTGCCAGCTTGGTCGAAGTTGCCTGCAGGGATCATCGCCAGACGGCGAGTCTCACGAGCAGCTTTGCCGCGTCCTGTATCTGCAGAACCCCACTCACAGACTTCGCTTTCGCTGCACAACTGGCCAGCAAACTCAGGGTCCGAGTTCTCATGCCAAGTCATGGTTTTCTCATCACGGCCGAATGCAAAAGCAGTCGGCGTCTGAGGAGTGTCAGGATCGTACTTGCCCTCGTAGTAGGTGGTCTCAAAGATGCTGTCCAAGATGACGACTGCCATCTGGTTGCCAGGCAGCGGAGCATCTTGCCAGGACAGGATGCCACCTTTGGCGCTGAAGAATTGTCCGCCTCCAGTGTTGGCTTCCATGCCGGCAGCGACTTCAGCTTGCTTGGCGAGTTCTTCATCCCAACGGACGAGGGCGGTCGATTGTGTTTTCTTAGTTGCCATGATGATGGTTCCTTAGTAGTTAGTAACGAGTGCGCGGAGTTGAAAGATCAGAACCTTGAGCCGCGCCCCAAGATCCTGATTTGTTAAACCTTGTTGATGGACACCGAAACAGCATTGAAGTGCTCGACGCCTGGAACTTCCTTGCCTGCTTCCCAACGCTCTTTGATGGCCGCGTCAGTGAGGCGCTTCTGCATGAGGTCGAAGCTGCCGGTCTTCTTCACGTACTTGTAGAAGGCATCCCAGTCCTTGACCTGAGGAATCTGCTTAGTCACGACAGTGACACGAGCCAGCTTGCCAGCCACGCCAGACGCTTCGGACTTCGGCAGGTTCTCGATGATATGGTTCTTGAGTGCAGTCTCTTCAGCCGCTATCTCGTCGACCTTCTTTTGCTCGGCCAAGCGCTTGTTGCGCAGCTCGAACAGTTTATCCGCGCAGGCGCCAAGCGCCTTGGGAAATTTGTACTTAACTTCTGTTGCCATTTGATAACTCCTCAGCAAGTTTGGTTGCGGCCGTTGTTTGACCGTGATTAGATTCTAGAGTGAAACGAGAGCGGTATAAACAGGTAATTTCAAATTTAATTTGGAAGTTGACCACCTGTTGTGATGTCAAGGACAGCTGCATCAAGAGCTTCACGAATTGTTGTGGCCACTGACATGCGGTCCTCGTAGTGGCAAACCCAACGCTCGTCCCAACCATTTGGACCTAACACGTCGTGGCGTGAGATGCAAAGACCGTGTTTGCCAATGGCGTCAAGTCGTTCGGTGTCTGTCATGACATATCCACCTTGTCGCGGAACCCAAGGAACACGGGGAACCGTGGCTTGTCCTTCACACCAGTCGGTTGGCTCTTGTACTTCACCACCTTGCCGAGCAGACCGTCACCCATGGCCCAAAGCAATTTGCGTTGGTCTTCTGTGAACCCGGTGCCGATGTCAAACTCGACTCCGGTCTTTAGGTCCTTGACCATGAGGGCTCCGAGTGTCTGCTTGCCAACCTTGCCTGCCTTGTGGCTTGACCGCTCGAGCTGGCCCAGTTCATTGCGCTTGGCTTCATTGGCGTTGTGCTGAGCCTCGCTGAACCCGATGACCTTAGCCTCTGCGTCGACAAAGCGCTTGACCTTCAGCAGCCATGCTTCCTTGGCAGTTGAGCGGCCATGCTTGTACGGACCATCTGGGTGGCGTAGCATGACACCTTCATAGCCGGCAGCAAGGTAGTTCTCCTCCCAGGTCAGGATTGCATCCTCGCGATTGACCTTGTCATGCTGCACCTGGACAAAGTGGGTGTGCCGCCGAGTCCGCTTGAAGGCCATGTCTAGACGCTTGGCAAACCCAGCGTCGTGGCTGAAGTCATCGAACACATAGAACTTCACCTTGGGTTGTCCCTCGATGCTCATGACGCCAGAGGTTGTTACTTGGAACACCTCCTTGGCAATGGGCGACTCAACGATCAGTTCGCCATCGAGGCCATTGAATTCATGGTGACCAAACAGCAGCCGCACGTACTTGTTGGGGATCGGCTTTAGGCTGCGGCCAACAGCCACGCCATCGATAATCAAGCAACGAATGCCGTCCAGCTTGGGGCTGAGCAGCATTGGGAATGGGATGGCCGGACCTGCCGGTGATGCAAGCATAGGTTTCATGATGGTAACCTTCCTCCACTGGTTTCAAATTGCTCACGAAGATCCATGGAGTGGTGGATCATCACAAACAGTTCTTCTGGGTCTGGCGCTGGTTTGCATCAGCAACTGCCGTTGGCCACATGTTCACGCAGGTCATTGACCGGTATGACATGAATGCCACCGCAGTTGCAGTCGCGACCTTGCCGGCAGTTCTGGTTGCAGGTCATAGCGGCACGTCGACGATGTCAATCTGTTGAGTGACCTTGTCCTTGAACACTGCCAGACACGGAGGCGGTTGATACCGGAGCACCCTCGCCAGAATGACCGGAAGCTGCTTGGGTACCAGATACGCCACCAGTTGAGTAGTCGATTGATTCTTGGGCATGGCTAAATTCCTTCTTCATGTAGTATTTCAAACTGACCCGCATCGCCGCTTCACGCAAACGACTTGGGCTGCACAGCTTCATGGCCTCAAAGCCGATGGCTAGAAGCGTCTCAAGCTCAGACCGTTCGTCGTCACCCCAGCCGATTAGTTCAGCGATGCATTCCTGCAGGCGCTTGTCCTTCAACTTGGAGGCAGCTTCAGCCACGTACTCGAGGTCCTCGCGACTCAGGTTGCCTCGACCACGAGTGATGGCTGTTGACCGGTTCGTGTAGAAGGCCAGCAATGCATCGAAGTATTCACGGCTGCCGACTTGAACAGTCTTGGGCTTCTTAGGCATGACCTGAACCTCCACACACTTGGCATGGCATCTCAATCGAAGACCAACCAGCTGTTTGAGTGACCTTGCCAGAACCTTTGCAAGTGCTACATGGCTTTGGCTCACTGGCTTCTTCCATGGCAGCCTTGTAGGCCTTCCTGATTGTGTTGAACTCCACAGAGTTGCCTCCGCGGTCTGGGTGATGGATCATGCAGAGCTCCTGCCATTTCGCCTTGACCTCGTCAGGCGTCGCGGTATCAGGAAGGCCCAGAGTCGCGAAAGCTTTGCTCATTTGATTAAGTCCCAGCCGATCATGAAGAAGACCCAGAGGAGCTTCAGGATGACGCCCAGGACTGGCAGCAAGATAAACCCAATGACCAGACCAAGACCCCAGCCCAGAATCTCCTTGGTCCAGTCAATCCAGGTGTAGAGGTAACGACTACGACGCATCGAGCATCTCCGTGAGTGACGGCATGACGTGGAGCAAGGCCAGTTTGCACATGGCGGCAATCTTACGGTGCTCCTTCTGTGTGCCGTTGCCAGTCCGCAATTGGATGTAGTGGATCCAACTACGAATAGAGCCTGACATGTACAGATGCGATGGCGTCAGGCCTTCAGGCAGAACAGCACGAGCAACTTCCTTGGCGATGCCTTGAAGCAGGGCTTCGTTGTAGACATTGAGCGCAGCAGTTGCAACCAATGACTGTTGCCGTTCCCACCAGTCAACAAGCGCAAAGTTCTCTTCGCCAAAGTCAAGACTATTCTGGCGGTTTGTGGTATCTTGCAGACGTGCTTCGCGCAAAACAGGATCGGCCACAACCTCGGCGTAGCGTTGACTGAACTCTTGAAAGCTGAAGGACCGATGGCGCAAAATCTGCCGGGCGATGTCGCGAGTTGTTTGTATCTCAATGACAGCATGAGCCATTTCGAAGGGTGACCAGTGTTGGTTGCGGACAAGGTAGCTAAGCAGACGAGGAGCTGTTTCATGGTTGGCCTGGTTGGCAGGGTTCGAGACCCGTGCGCAGTAGGCCACCAGCTCCTCGCCCGTCTGAACACCTTCCAGCTCAATCGGCTGGGTGAATGCGATCAGACGGACTTGGCTCATTCTTCAGCGTCCTTTGCGTCGGTCTCGGCGCACAAGGTGTTGATGAACTCGAGCAGGTCAGCCTTGGCGACTGGGATGTCGGTCTGCTCAATGGTGACGTCCTTCTTCTTGGCGCCCGTCTCTTCGACGATGGTGTTGCGGGTGGCCGTCGCATCGGCATTTGTGCTGGCGTAGCGCTTGCGGCCACCGCCTTGAACGAGATAACAACGCATGATTAGACTCCCGCCAGTTTGTTGCGAAGTGCGTAGCCCATGAGAGGCCACACCTTGTTGACTGCGTTGGTGCGCGCAATCTTGTTGCCAATCTCAGCATTGAAGTTCTCAGGGCTGGCACAAGCAGATTCGCCTGTCACTGTGAAGCCATTGCTTAGCACCAAGACACAGAAGGTCAGCAGCTTGAGTGGCACCAAATCAACGTCACCAGCTTCAGGCTTTTCACGGCCGACGTAGGTCTCAGCTGCAAGTGCGCCATTGCGACCATCAGCAGCTGTGAAGTAATGCTCAGCAACAATGTTGGCTTCGATGTCGTCTGGTGTGATGCGCGGAGCAGTCAGGCCCTTGTCCTGCATCTCCTGCTCGATGTCTTTGTCTGTCATGTGAAACTCCTCACTTACATTTGGATGAAAATAAAGGAGACCGCAGTCTCCTATCCACTTGGATAAACTGCTTACGCAGCTTCCTTGATGCCGTCCACGATGGACTTGAGCACGGCCTTGGTTGCCTTGGCAGCAGCCTTGTCTTCAGGCAGCTCGGCTTCCTTGACCACAGCCAGGACGCGCTTGGTTTCGGCCTTCACAGCAGCAGCAACTTGCTTCTCAACAGCAGCTTGCATGCCTTCGTCGGCCAAAGCGGCCTTGATCTCTTTTGCATTCATGATTCACTCCTTCAAGTGGTTGGATAACGCGTTGGGACAATTCCCTCAGCAGTTGCTATTTTAGTCTGCGCCATCGCAGTTGTAAACATGTGGTTTCAATATTTTGCGGCTTTTTGGCCGCTTTGTTTCTTCGACCAGTCTTCGAGATGCTTCACAGCAGCTTGAGGAGCAGCCTCAGTCATCCAGAACTCGATGTTCTTCAATGCGTACAAGCGGCCTTGCCCACCATCTGCCAGGCGGATCGGCTTGCCGCCGCATATCTGACGGACGCCTGCCCTGGCCAGCTCGCGACCTAGTCCATTTGCTGTCGTGCCAGTCTTTCCACTTGGGTCGTAGAACTGCAGCAGTTCCTTCGAGGTGAATAGGTCCTTGTCGACGACAATCTCCCCCACCTTGAGGACGTGGTTCGGCGTGGCCAAGAGCTGACGCACCCAACCGGCTAGGTCAGACTGCACGTTCGCGATCATGCGCTCCTTGGCTGCTGTCTTGAAGGCAGGGGCTGCTGGGTTGAAGTCGCCAGTGTCACGGTTCAGCAGGTAGTGGAAAACTGCCTTGCTCCCGCCGGTATCCAGCCACAGGTCATAGTTCATGTAGAACTCTTCTTCCATGGGACCAACCTGCACCTCGTGGATGAAGAAGCGGCGGTCGTCGTCTTCAAGGAAGAACGAGTCTGGGTGGTTGGCCGTGAAGAAGTAGTTGATGCAGTCAGGCACCACGTAGGTCGGCACGTACTTTCCATTGACTCTGAGTTCTCGCTGCGTGATGAGCTTCTTTAAGAAGTCGGCATCGGCCCGCTTGTTGGATCCAGTCACGTCGTCACCCATGACAAACTGCTTGCCCTCAGCCCACTCGTTGAAGCTGTTGTGCAAGTCCATCTGGCTAATCTCAGTGAAGTTCTGGCCGTAGATCCTGCCCAAAGTGTAGCCGATCAGCGACTTGCCCGTGCCGTGGCGAATGCCGTGCAGGACTGCTGAGCTGAACAGCTTCGTGCCGGGATGTTGAAGCGGATACGAACACCAGTTGAGGAACCACTCCATGGCCTGAGGCTCGGAGCCCTTGAAGATGTGAGCAACCAGTTCAAGGAACGGTGTGACATCGTCCTCAACCGGCTCGACACCCCAGCCAGGCCAGATGTTGAACATGGGGCGCGGCTCAGCAATGAAGCGGCCATCGCCCGGCTTGTACGTGATCTTCGTGACCTCAGTGCGCAATGGCCACTTGAGCCACGCAGCAGCTGCTGAGACCGCCTTGAAGGAGACTGAGCCGTCTTGCTTGAGACTGCGCTCATGGTAGTTCAGAGGCGCCTGCAGATGCTCCTTGAACGCAGATGGCGAGGCCTTGAACCGAGTGTCTTGATCGACGATGAGGCCAGGGTCTTGGACGTAGACGTACTTCTCATTGAGCCCCCAAAGCGGTGCGGTCAGGCCCAGCGGCTCGGCTTCAGTGAGCAAGCCGCGGAACATCGAAACGGCTGAGGGTCCGGCGTGAACAAGGAAGTCGTCTAGTCCCACCTTTTCAAGGCCAGGCAGCTGAGGCAACGAGACGAGATGGACAAAGCAACCACGGCGATGAAGCTCGTCACCAAGTTCCTTTAAAGCGGCGCAGACCATGGGGTTGGTCTTGTAGTCGGAGTCGAAGCAGATGTAGACGTTGCGCTTGGCCCACTTGACTAGGTCCAGACTAGGGAGCCAGTCGAGCCCCAGCTTGTGGCTGCGCCAGTTGTACACGCCACCCAGCCCGATGGTGGGGAAGCCTTCCTTGCAGGCCTTGGCTGCTTTGAGCTCGCCCTCGGTCAGAATCAGCGGTTGGTCGGTGTCTTGGAGCAAAGCTGCCCAGTCCTGATTGGCTGGGTAGTAGGCAACCGGTGCGGTATTGGGCTCCTGCACGTACCTGACCGGCTTCTTATCAGTCATGCTGGCGAAGTCCGTCGGCGTCTCAAGGTACCTGATGCGGTAGAAGGGTTTGGAACCTGGCCAGTCGCCGATCGACTTGCCGTCAGGCCCTAAGTAATCGATGCGCAAACTACAAAGCTGCTTGAATGCTTGGTGCTGAGCCGCAGTCTGCTGCTGGCCCAAGCAGTGCATACTAAGCAGCTTGGCGTCCTCGAGCGTGAGCCCGCTGGACTTGAGTTTGGTTTCCCCTAGAGAAAGTGCTTTGTGGTCGGCAGCTGGTGCTGCCTTCTTCTTAGTTGTTGCCATCTTGTTTCGGTCCTCAATTCGTCGATCATAGCCGCCTCAGCATCGGCCAACCATGTGCTCAGCCACATGAAAAGGTGTCCGCCTCGCTACATCACTTGCTGAGGGCGATCGACGCGGACCAAGGTTGTGGGCAACCGAAGGAGACACGACACAGCGAGGCGGACAGTCGAGATTGTAATCTGTAGCGGATGAGTTGTAAACAATGGGTTACCAGTGAGGTGAAAAGCCGTTCAGAATCAACCACTTAGGTGTTATTTATGGCTCTTGGCACTCTACTACACAACAAAGCGGTCGCTACACGCTACACCAATCTCTATTCTCTCTTCTCTCTATACTTCTTCTTCTTCTTCTTCTTCTTTAGTTAAAAAGAGACTATAGTAGATGTAGTATCTGTAGTTTGTCTTATAAATCAACAACTTAGGTTGCTACACAACTCGCTACACAGGCCGCTCCATCAGAGTGAGTGTTCGCCCATTTAGAGGGTGTACGACGGTTTCCACACGTGGTAGAGCGGTTTACGTCGCCAGTGAAACGGTTTACGATCCACACCATTGAGATTTCCTATCTCCAAATCTTTTGTGGAGTTGAACAATGGCAGGTGGTGGACGACAACCAGGTGCTGGACGGCCGAAAGGCGCATTGTCCAAGGTCACCGCAAAAGCGAAACAAGCCGCCATGGAAACCGGATTGCTTCCACATGAGTGGTTGCTGATGGTCAGCCGTGGTGAAGGTATCAAGCACAAGCGCTGGGTCATCAAGTATGACGCCAAGGGCAATGAGAAGAGCCGCGATCTTGTGGAAGAAGAAGTCTACGTTGACTTTCCTACCCGCATCGATGCCGCGAAAGCAGCAGCTCCGTTTTACGCACCGCGCCTTGCTGTGCAAACCGTCTCAGTCAGCGGCAACTCAGACGCCGTGTCCGAGACCCTCAAGTCGATCGCGGAGAAGCTTCCAGTATGATCGACCTCGCCCATCAAAAGGACATGGAACGCTGGTACCCACTGACCGAGCACTCAGTTCAAACCGCTTTGGTCAATGACAAGGTGCGGTTCAAGGTTGTCCCAGCAGGGCGGCGGTCTGGCAAGACTGAACGGGCCAAGCGCTTTGTGGTGCGTGAGGCCATGCGGGAACCAGGACCCTACTTCGTTGCTGCTCCCACTCGGGACCAGGTCAAGCGGATCTACTGGCAAGACCTCAAGCGTCTGTGCTTTACCTCTGTGCTCGGCGACCGCTCAGTCAGCGAGTCCGAGCTTCAGATCCGCCTGCCCAACGGGAGCACGATCAGCCTCATCGGCCTCGATCAACCTCAGCGCATGGAAGGCGTGCTCTGGATCGGAGGCGCCATCGATGAGATTGCCGACGTACGCGAAGGAGCATGGCAGGAGAACATCAGCCCTGCGCTAGATACCTTCAACCCGCTGAAGCCTGACTACCGTCCATGGTGCTGGCTGATCGGGGTTCCTGACGGCTTGAACCACTACTTCGAGATGGCTGAGTACGCTCGGACCGGTGGTGACCCTGACTGGAAGTTGTACACGTGGAAGTCAGCCGACATCCTGCCCAAGGACGTGATCGATGCCGCCAAGCGCCGCATGTCGCCCCGTCAGTACCGTCAAGAGTACGAGGCCAGCTTCGAGACCGCATCCGGCCGCGTGTATGAGGACTACAGCCCAGACAACTATACGAACGAGGTCATCAAGCCCAATGAGCAGCTGATGTGGCACCATGACTTCAACTTCACGCCCATGAGCTCAGGTGTTGGTGTACGTCGTGGCAATGACTTCTTCATTCTTGATGAGATTGTCCTCCAGTCCGCAGTGGCCAGGCAGTCAGCGCTTGAGTTCGTGGAGAAGTTCAAGAACCACCAGAACCGCAGCGTCATCATCTACGGTGACCCAGCAGGCCGAGCTGGTGAGAAGCATGGTCACGCCTCAGACTACACCGAGATGGAACAGGTGCTTCGCTCCAACAACTGGACAGTGACCCGCAAGGTGAAGAACGTGGCACCGGCCATCAAGGACCGGCAGAACGCTGTGCGCGCCAAGATCAAGAACGCCAAGGGCGAGGTCAGCCTGTTCGTGAACATTGAGAAGGCCAAGTACGTTCACAAGGGCTTTGCCACCGTGCAGATCAAGAAGGGCAGCACCTTCCTGGAAGAGGATAGCGAGTACCAGCACATCACCACCGCAGTCGGTTACTGCGTCGACTACGAATGGCCGATCAACTTCAAGAAGGACGTCAAGGTCGAGCCGATCGCGTCCACCCATCACTTCAATCGATAAGGAACCACCATGGCCCGACCATCCAAAGAGCAACGACTTGCAGCCATCCACCAGGAGGCGCTCGCTGAGTTTGACAACATCCAATCTGCCATGCGCGACGAGCGACTGCAGTGCCTCCAAGACAGGCGCTTCTACTCGATCGCAGGTGCTCAGTGGGAAGGCCCGTTGGGCGATCAGTTCGAGAACAAGCCCAAGTTCGAGGTCAATAAGATCCACTTGGCCGTCATTCGCATCATCAACGAGTACCGCAACAACCGCATCACCGTTGACTTCGTAAGCAAGGAAGGCAAGGAGTACGACAAGCTGGCTGATACGTGCGACGGCCTGTACCGCGCTGATGAGCAGGACAGTGGAGCCGAGGAAGCTTATGACAACGCCTTTGAGGAAGGTGTGGCCGGAGGCTTTGGAGCCTGGCGTCTGCGCACCGTGTACGAGAATGAAGAGGACGAGGAAGACGAGAAACAGCGGATCCGCATTGAGCCGATCTTCGATGCCGACTCGTCTGTGTTCTTCGACCTGAACGCCAAGCACCAAGACAAGGCCGATGCCAAGCGCTGCTTCGTCATCACGTCCATGACGCGCCAAGCCTACAAGGATGAGTGGGGCGATGATCCTGCCTCGTGGCCGAAGGAAGTCCACCAGTACGAGTTCGACTGGCTGACGCCCGACGTCGTCTTCGTGGCCGAGTACTACCGCGTCGAGGAGACACGCGAGACCGTCTACGTCTGGGAGACCCTGAGCGGCGATGAGGAACGCTACAAGGACGCCGACTTCGAGGCTGATGAGACCTTGGAAGAACGCCTACTTGCTGTCGGCAGTCGTGAGGTTCGCCAGAAGAACATCAAGCGTCGCCGTGTCCGCAAGTACATCCTGTCAGGCGCCAAGATCCTCGAGGACTGCGGCTTCATCGCTGGCAAGTGCATCCCCATCGTGCCCATGTACGGCAAGCGCTGGTTCGTCGACAATGTGGAGCGCTGTATGGGTCATGTCCGCTTGGCCAAGGACGCTCAGCGCCTGAAGAACATGCAGCTGTCAAAGCTCGGCGAGCTCAGCGCTCTGTCCTCGGTTGAGAAGCCGATCCTGACGCCTGAGCAAGTCGCTGGCCACCAGATGATGTGGGCCGATGACAATATCAAGAACTACCCGTATCTGCTGGTCAACTCCATCACCGATGCCAATGGCAACCAAGCCATCTCGGGTCCGATCGGCTACACCAAGCCGCCTCAGATCCCTCAGGCCTTGGCTGCCCTGCTGCAGATTACCGAGCAGGACATGCAAGACCTCTTGGGTAACCAGCAGGCAGGTGAAGAACTGCAGCCGAACATCAGCGGTAAGGCAGTTGAGCTGATCCAGAACAAGCTCGACATGCAGACCTTCATCTACATGAGCAACATGAGCAAGGCTGTCAAGCGCTCAGGCGAAATCTGGTTGAGCATGGCCCGCGACGTGCTGGTCGAAGAAGGACGCAAGATGAAGTCCATCGGCCCACAGAACGAGATGCAGTCGGTCGAGCTGGCCAAGCCTGTGGTCAATGAGAAGGGCGAGATTGAGACTGAGAACGACCTGTCTGAAGCCGAGTTCGACGTCAATGTGGACGTTGGCCCATCGTCTTCGAGCAAGCGTGCAGCTACGGTCCGCGCCCTGACTGGCATGGCTTCCCTGACCGATGACGCTGAGACCAAGCAGGTCCTGGGCGCCATGGCCATGATGAACATGGAAGGAGAGGGCATCACTGAGGTGCGCGACTACTTCCGCAAGAAGCTGCTCCGCATGGGAGTCGTCAAGCCCACAGAGGAAGAACGGCAGACCATGGCTGAAGAGCAGGCCAACCAGAAGCCTGATCCGAATACCCAGTACCTGCAGGCAGCGGCCGACGAAGCCACAGCCAACGCCACCCAGGCTCGTGCCAAGACCATCCTCACTGTGGCCCAGGCAGACGAAACCAAGGCCAAGACCATGAAGACCCTGGCTGAGGTGGGCTCGACAGAACAGCGCCAGGCCATGGAGGTCATTGAAAAGTTCGGTGGTTTGGGCCAAGTGCAACCTCAAGGGGCCGAAACTGTATCACAGAACGGCACTCCACTGTAAGATCTTTGTTTATGCGGTTCCCACCCAGCCGCTTTAATGGGTGAGTTTTGAATGGGGTCATTGAAATGAACAAAAAGGCAGACGGCCAAGCAACGGCAGACGATGAAGTGGTAACCTTGGAAGACGAAACCACGGTTGTGGACGGCGAGGGTGAAGACGGTGAAACCACCGGCGAAACCCAGTCCGATGGCAACGAAGGCGAAGTCACCCAGGAAACTGCCACCGAGTCCGATGATGTTGTGGTAACCATTGGTGAGGAAGCGCCGCCCACCGAGGAAGAGACCCAAGCGCCTGAATGGGTACGTGAACTGCGCAAGACCAACCGCGAGGACAAGCGTCGCATCCGTGAACTGGAAGACAAGCTCAACGCCACCAAGACTGCTGAGACCAAGCCGGCAGCCCTGGGCAAGAAGCCCACTCTCGAAGATCACGACTACGACACTGAGAAATTCGAGCAAGCACTGACAGCTTGGTACGACCGGAAACGGGAAGCCGATCAAGCTGCAGACCAGGCCGAAGCCGCTCAGAAGGAGCAGCAGAAAGCTTGGCAGGCCAAACTGGACGCCTACGGCAAAGCGAAAGCTGAGCTGAAGGTCAAGGACTTCGATGACGCCGAGGCAACTGCCCAGGACGTCTTCAACGTCACCCAGCAAGGCATCGTGCTGCAAGGAGCTGAGAACCCCGCACTGGTTATCTACGCGCTGGGCAAGAACCCGAAGAAGGCCAAGGAAATCTCGACCATCACCGACCCCGTGAAATTTGCTTTCGCGGTGGCTAAACTGGAGACTCAATTGAAAGTTACGCAACGCAAAGCAGCCACGGCACCAGAACGCACTGTCCAGGGAACTGGCAACAAGTCCGGTACTGTGGACTCAACCCTCGAGCGGCTGCGCACTGAGGCGGCAAAGTCTGGCGACTTCACCAAAGTCATCCAGTACAAGAAGTCGAAGCAAGCAGCCAAGTAAACCACATTAAATAGGAGCCAATCATGGCAAATGCATTTTCCAAAGAAGAGCGCGTCGCGTTTGAAGACATCCTCGAAGGCTTCAATGACGCCTTGGTCCTGAGCCGCAATGTCGCCACCTACGCGACTGACTCGACAATGATGGAGCGCACCAACGACATCATCTGGCGTCCTCAGCCGTACATCGCCACGTCGATCGACGGTGCGCCTGGTACGGACATCTCCGCGCTGTACAAAAACATGGCTCAGCTTTCTGTGCCGGCCACCATCGGCTTCAGCAAGACTGTGCCATGGACTTTGAATGCCAAAGAGCTGCGTGATGCCCTGCAAGAAGGTCGTCTCGGCGACAGCGCCAAGCAGAAGCTGGCCAGTGACATCAACGTGGCTCTCATGAACGTGGCATCTGCTCAAGGTACCCTGTTTGTGAAGCGTTCGGCTGCCGCATCTGGTTTTGATGACGTCGCCCAGTGCGAAGCCATCATGAACGAGCAAGGCGTGCCTTCGTATGACCGCTACCTGGCCCTCAGCACGCGCGACTACAACGGCATGGCAAGCAACTTGGCTGGTCGTCAGAACGTGACTGACATGCCCAAAGAAGCATACCGCCGTGCCTACGTCGGCATGATCGCATCCTTTGACACGTACAAGCTCGACTACGCAAACCGCGTGGCCGCTGCAGGTGGTGGCGCTGGTCTGACGATCGACACTCGTGACGCTGCCGTCAACTACTACACGCCTCAAGCTACCAGCACCTCTGTTGGCGGCAAGATCAACGTTGACAACCGCTACCAGACCGTGACTGTGTCTAGTTCTGCCGGCGTGGTTGCAGGTGATGCCTTCACGATCGCTGCTGTGAACGCAGTGCATCACATCACCAAGGGCGATACCGGCCAGCTGAAAACCTTCCGCGTCATCAGCGTACCTGCTGGCGGCACGACCTTGGTCATCAGCCCCCCGATTATCAGCAACCAGGTGGCTGCCGATGCTTCTGCCCAGTACCAAAACTGCGTGGTGAACACCAAGGCGGTAGCTTCGGCCATCGTCTTCCTGAACACCGTGGCAGCTTACGCCAACCCGTTCTGGCAGAAAGATGCTCTGGAAATCCTGCCTGGCCGTTACGCCGTTCCGACCGATGCTGGTACCGCAGTGATGCGCGCCTCCACCGATCAGGGCATCGAACTGGTCATGCAGAAGTTCTACGACATTGACACGATGAAGACCAAGTATCGCTTGGACACTCTCTTCGGTGTGGTATGCAAGCAGCCTGAAATGGCCGGCTTGATGATGTTCAGCCAAACCTAAGCTGATTGAGGGAAGGGGCTTCGGCCCCTTTCTTCAACCTGTTGATCAATTCATCTGAGGACACCAAATGACCGAACAAACCAAAACTGCTGACGACCAGTTCCCCACGCTCGTCTACAAGGGCAAAGGCCCACATTCCCGCGCTGGCGGCACGTACGACTACGCCGCAGCCAATGACCAGACCGATCTCGACAACAAGTTGGCCGATGGTTGGTTCACCACGTTGCCTGAGGCCATTGACGCTCAGGACAAGCCGGTGGTAAAGTCTGATGACACCACGCCTCCAACTCGCAAAGAACTCGAGACCAAAGCCAAAGAATTGGCCATCAAGTTCACCACCAAGACGACCGACGCTGAACTCAGCGCCGCGATCACCGCAGCTCTCGCCAAGGAGTAATCATGGGCTGGACTAAGCGCCAATTCGTCACACAGGCCTTCGAGGAAATCGGGTTGGCGGCTTACGTCTTCGACCTGACACCTGATCAACTGCAGAGCGCCCTTCGCCGACTGGACTCCATGATGGCGTCTTGGAATGCTAAGGGCATCCGCCTGGGTTACCCCACACCCTCGTCTCCTGATGATAGCGATCTTGATGAGCAGACCAACGTGCCTGACTCAGCCAACGAAGCCATTTACACCAACCTGGGCGTGCGACTGGCACCAAGCTTTGGCAAGACGGTATCGCCTGACGCCAAGGGCATTGCCAAGACCATATACGACACACTGATGTCGCGTGCAGCACTTCCACCTGAGCAACAGTTCCCAGGTACGATGCCGTCCGGTGCTGGTAACAAGCCATGGCGCACGTATGACGACCCGTTCTTGCGTAAACCTGTCGACCCAGTGCTTGCTGGCCAAGACGGTCCCATCGAATTTAACTGAGGAGGCACCATGCCAACAATCAATCAACTTTCAGGGCTGAGCCAGCTTTCCAGCGGTGACCTTCTGCCTATTTACGTGCCGAACAATGGAGATGCGCGCAAGGTCTCGATTGGCCAGCTGCTCGCCTTCTTCCAGCAGCAATTTGCGTCTCCTACGTTGGCCACCCAACTTGCCACTCCTGGAACTGGATTTAATGTGGCTGTGCAGACACCAGTCAGCGAACAACAATGGTTGATCCTTCAACCTGCTGGCACACTCGCGTCAGGTACTGTCACACTGCCATTGAACACCCAGACTCCTGACGGAACTGAAGTGCTTGTAACAACAACCCAAATCATCACCGCCTTCACATTGGCGTTGAATGGTGCTGCAAATGCTTACGGTGCTCCCACAACACTTGCTGCCAACGGTTCGTTCCGCGTTCGCTATTACGCGGCCACAAATAGCTGGTACCGCATTGCCTAAGGTGAACTGAATGCAGATCCCAATCCTAAATGGCATCTACGCAGGGAGTGAACCTGAGCTGCGTACAAGTTACCCTGTCAACATGGTTCCAGTGCCGAAGCAGTCTGGTATCAGCAATGGGTTTTTGCGTCCTGCCGATGGATTGGTATCTGACGGCTCTGGTCCTGGCGTGGATCGCGGCGGCATCAACTGGAACGGCGTGTGTTACCGGGTCATGGGGACCAAGCTTGTAACAGTAGCCGGTGATGGCACCGTAATAGTACTTGGAGACGTTGGCGGGACAGTTGACAGTTTAGTCTCATTTGACTGCAGCTTTGACCGCCTGGCCATTGCGTCAGGAGGTCGTCTGTACTATTGGAACGGCTCGCTTACTCAAGTGACCGACCCAGATCTTGGCGTTGTGCTTGATGTTGTTTGGGTTGATGGCTACTTCATGACGACGGATGGGTCGAGTCTTGTCATCACTGAGCTAAACGATCCAACTCAGGTCAACCCACTAAAGTACGGCAGTTCTGAAGCTGATCCTGATCCTGTTGTAGCACTTGTGAAATTGCGCAATGAGATCTATGCCCTAAACCGCAACACCATTGAGGTTTTTGACAACGTCGGTGGCGACTTCTTCCCATTCCAACGTATTGATGGAGCGCAGGTTCAAAAGGGCGTACTCGGCACATTTGCCTGCTGTGTCTTTGTTGAGACAGTTGCCTTTCTTGGTAGTGGGCGCAATGAAGAGCCGGGCATTTACCTTGGTGCCAATGCCACTGCAAATAAGATCAGCACTCAAGAAATCGACCAGATACTGCTCCAATATACTGAGGGCCAACTTGCTGCTGTAAAACTTGAGGCGCGTAATGACAAAAGCCACCAGCATCTGTATGTCCACCTTCCTGACCGAACCTTAGTCTACGACGCCGCAGCGTCTGGCGTACTTGAAGAGCATGTTTGGTTCACATTGACAACAAGCACTGCAGGATTTAATCAGTTCAGAGCCAAGAACTTTGTCTGGGCCTACGGCAAGTGGTTGGTTGGCGATCCTCAATCCTCAGTGATTGGTTACATGTCACAAGACATCAGCAGCCATTGGGGCCAGATTGTACGTTGGGAATTTGGAACGTTGGTTGTCTACAACGAAGGCCGTGGTGCCATCTTCAATGAACTCGAACTTGTTGCTTTGACTGGGCGCACTGCAATTGGCGCCGACCCCACCATCTCAACAAGTTATTCTGTTGATGGTATGGCCTGGAGCCAAGACAGAATAATCCGTGCGGGAACGACTGGCAATACGAAAAAGCGATTGGTGTGGCTCCAACAAGGTCACATGCGCAATTGGAGAATACAGCGGTTCAGGGGTGACAGCCAAGCTCACATCTCGTTTGTTCGCCTTGAGGCGCAACTTGAACCACTGGCGTATTGATCATGGCCACTCAGAAACTTAATTTCACTCGAGACCAACTTGCTACGTTCCTCAAGAACCATGAGTTGGTCAAACAGTTTGAGAAACTCATTCAAGTTGTCGACGAGGTGTCTCCAAGTTCTGACACAACTGGCATCAGCATCCAAGCAGGCAACGCTGGAGCGGTTGCAAATGAAGCCTTGGCTCAGATTGTCAGACTTGCTCAAGATGCCGCCATCGACAGTGGCGCAGCTGACCAAAAAGCCGTACAAGCTCTTGACGCACTTGGCCGCATTGCCAACGCGCTAGAGATGTTGGCCACTGCCCCCGTTATCCAGAACAACAACTCGGTTGTGACGGATTACATTGACCTGTCTGAGATCGGACCGCATATCACTCAGGCACGCCGAGTGCAATGGAACCGTGATGATGGCACCATGGATGTCGGGTTGTATGGTGGCAGCGTGCTACAAGTAGGACAAGAGATTCACTACTACGCCAAGAACACAAGCGGTGCGTTGATCACCAACGGTTCCACAGTGATGTTCACTGGTACCATTGGGGCCTCTGGTAAGTTGACATTTGGCCTGGCCGTTGCCGACGGGTCAGTTCCTGTTGAATACATGATGGGCGTGGCCACTCAGGACATTGACGACAATGCTTTTGGCTACGTGACCAGCTTTGGTTTGGTGCGTGGCTTTAACACGACTGGCGCCCCATACGGAGAGGTCTGGAGCGACGGTGACCTGTTGTACTTCGATCCTGCAATACCAGGCACTTGGACAAACGTCCAACCTGTAGCACCAAATATAGCTGTCCCAGTTGCAGTTGTGGTGAATGCCGGATCAGGTGGTCCAGGGTCTGTCTTTGTCCGCATGGAGTTAAGTAAGTCACTAAGCAATCTTCAAGACGTTTATCTGAATGGTGGAGGCCCCAACGAATTTGACCTGCTTGTCTATGACGCAAGCCAAAGTCGGTGGGAAAATAGACCGGCATCTGCTGTGCAGGTGCTTGAATGGATGAGCATGTAATGACCTATCAAAACATCGTACCAACAAAACTTGGCCAGGCGGCCGTCACAACAGGTGTAACCATACTTTACACTGTCCCGGCCAGTACACGTACAATGCTTAAGGAGTTCAGCATTGCCAACACAACTGGCGCATCCATCAATGTACGCGTGTTCTTGGTTCCATCGGCTGGAACTGCTGGAACTAGTAATGCGTTTCTATATGACGTCGCCGTACCTGCCAACAACTCGCTTCAATACAACGGCGTCCAGGTTATGAATGCGGGTGAGACTATTCAAATCCAAGCGGCTTCGGCCGGCTTGACAATCACAGCCAGCGGCGCTGAAGCAATTTAAGGAGAATGAAATGTCAGTCCTAGTCAAAACACTCGTCCAATCAAAGCAGGCTGAAAATGCTCAAACCACTCAGTATACGGCCACAAACTGTAAAACCATCATTGACAAGTTTACTGCCACAAACACAAGTGCAGCCAACGTCACTCTGAGCGTTAATCTTGTGGCATCTGGTGGGACTGCTGGAGTCAGTAACTTGGTTGTGAATGCCAGGGCTGTGGCACCAGGTGAGACATACACCTTCCCAGAACTTGTGGGCCAGGTGTTAGAGCCAGGCGGCTTCATTTCCACAATAGCCGGGGCCGTCACGTCTTTGACAATCCGAGCTAGTGGCCGCGAAATAACCTGATGGTTTACAAGGTGGTCAGATGCGTGTTAGTATCTGACCACCTGTGGTACTAGATACCACAGCAGCTGAGCCTAACGAGCAGCCAGCAGCTCATACCGCCCTGAAAAGGAGAGTTTGAATGCTGGCTGAAGCCAAATCCCACATTATTGCGGACCCTGCCAAGATTGAGCAGGTTGAGTCACATTTTCTGGACTTGCCTCAAGTCGAGTGCCCAGTTGTCCACCACTTCGGCCCGGGTATCTACATCCGCGAAGTCACCTTGCCTGCCGGCACTCTTGCCATCGGCCACGCGCAACGGTTTGACCACCTCAACATCATGCTGACTGGCGCAGTTGCCATGGTCGGCGACGACGGCCAAACCAAGGTGCTGCGCGCACCAATGATCTTTGTGGGTAAGCCTGGCCGCAAGCTTGGTTACGTCCTCGAGACATGCATTTGGCAAAACGTCTACGCCACTGAGGAGCGCGACATCGACAAGCTTGAGTCCATGTTCCTTGACAAAAGTGCCACGTGGCAGGCTCATGCCGAAGTTGCCAAGCAGCTTGAGACATACCATCGCCGCGAGGACCGCGAGGACTTTGAACTTGTTGTTCGACTTGCCGGTTTTACCCCAGCTTCGGTGCGAGCCCAGTCAGAAAATCCTCATGACCAAATACCCATGCCAAGTGGCTTTGCTGCAAAGTTCACTGTGCGAGACTCGGCCATTGAGGGCAAAGGCGTCTTTTTAAGCGCACCAGTTGACAGTGGTGAAGTCATTGCGCCGGCTCGGATTGACGGCATGCGCACACCTGCTGGCCGGTACACTAACCACGCAAAGGACCCCAACGCCAAGTTTGTCAAGGACGAAAGCGGCGACATCTGGCTTGTGGCCATTCGGCGAATTGCTGGTTGCGCTGGTGGCAGCCAAGGCGAAGAGGTCACAGTCGACTACCGCCAAGCCCTCGCCCTCTCGGGCATCAATTTAATCGAAGGAGAAACCCAATGAGTGGAATCGCAACGGCCGTTGTGGCCGGATCGGTCATCACAGGTGCGATGGCCAGCAACGCCCAGTCTGATGCGGCGTCGGCAGCAGCAGGTGCCCAGACGGCATCTAGCCAAGCATCAATCGAGGAGCAACGCCGCCAATTTGACGCCGTTCAGAAACTGTTGGCACCTTACGTTGGTGCAGGTGAACAAGCCATAGGTGGTCAACAAGGTCTTCTTGGTCTTGCAGGACCAGCAGCTCAGCAACAAGCCATCTCAGCACTTGAGTCTGGTCTTCAGTTCCAGTCCATGATGAAGCAAGGTGAGAACGCCATTTTGCAGAATGCCTCAGCTACTGGCGGATTGCGCGGCGGTAACGTCCAAGCAACACTTGCTCAATTTCGGCCGCAGTTGCTCAGTCAGTTGATCGAGTCACAGTTTAGCAAACTTGGTACCATCTCCGGCCTTGGCCAAGCTTCGGCTGCTGGCCAAGCAGCTGCAGCCCAGCAGACGGGCGCCAACATCGGCAATGCCCTGACTCAGCAAGGCCAGGCAGCCGCTGGTGCAGCTTTGGCCCAGGGTCAGGCGCAAGCACAGATGTGGGGTAACATCGGCGGAACCATCGGCAATATCGCCACGCTCAAAGCTTTGAAGGTGTTCTAATCATGGCCCAACCATTTAACTACATGCTCAACGTCCCAGACCCGACGCAATCGGTCATGGGTGGCGTTCAAAACGCCTTAAACATTTCCAACATGATGTCGCAGCGCAATCTGGCTGAGCAAAAAGCTCTTGACTTACAAAAGGCTCGCGAGACTCAGGCGCAGATGGAAGCCGACCTCGGCACCTTGTCTAAAAATCCGACGCCGTCGGCCTTGGCCAGCATGATGGTCAAGTACCCCAGCCTGAGCGAGAACTTCAAGCGCACCTACGATGTGCTGAGCACCGAGCAGAAGGATTCACGTTTGGGTCAAGCCACCCAGGTCTACGCCGCACTCCAATCTGGTAAACCCGAGATTGCCCAACAATTGTTGACTGAGCAAGCCACAGCCTACCGCAACTCCGGACAGGAGCGCAAAGCCAAGACGCTTGAGGACCTTGGTGTGTTGATCAAGACCAGTCCCGAGACGGCCAAGACTTCCATAGGTCTCTTCCTGGCATCGGCCATGGGTCCTGACAAGTTCACAGAAACATTCACTAAGCTTCAAGGCGAGCAACGTGATGCAGAACTTCAACCGTCGAAACTGACTGAATCTCAGGCCAAAGCCCAGAAGGCCGCAGTCGATGCCAAGTTTGCTGAGTCAGGTGCCGTGCTTGACCTGCAGAAGAAAGGTTGGGACATCACCAAGATTCAAGAGGACATCAAGATCGCCAAGCAGAACGCTTCGATCGCCGCCCTCAATGCTCAGATTGCTCGCGAGGGCAACCAGGTCAAACGCGAGGAAAACCAGATCAAGCTTCAAGAGCACATTCAGAAGCGCGATGATGCCGTGCGAGCCAAGGCTGCCGACCTTGAAGCTGTTCGGTCTGGCATGGACAACATGCTCAACACTGCTGACCGCATCTTAAAGACTCCCATCGGCGTGATTGGTTCGGCTGCCGGCCCAGTGTCGTCGCGCATGCCCACCCTCACACAGGACACTGCTGACTTCGAGGCCTTGGTTGAGACGCTTGGTTCACAGGCTTTCATGGCCCAGATCCCGAACATCAAAGGCATGGGCGCCCTGTCCAACGCCGAAGGTGACAAGCTTCAAGCTGCCTTGCAGAACTTCAGTTTGAAGCAGTCTCCTGAACGCCTGCTTGAGAATGTTAAGGAAGCCCAGCGCCTGGTCATGAAGGCACGCAAGAACATGACTGCGCGCGCAGGTCTACCGGAGACCATTCCTGACACGCCAGCTGTGAGTACGTCTGGTGGTGACATCGACGCGCTTGTGAAGAAGTACACGCGGGGAGCCCGCTAATGGCAACACTCCAAGAACTTGAGCAAGCCTTGGTCAACGCCGACAAGGCTGGCGACCTTGATGCTGCTCGGCGCTTGGCGGCTGTGCTTGTCAAGGCGCGCCAAGACACCACGAACCAGATCCCAGATACCATCGTGCCAGGAACGACTCCTGAGTACGTTGAACCTTCTATTGGTGAGAAGATCGTCGGTGCCGGTGAAGCTGCATTGACCATAGGAACTGGTGCCGTCGGTGGTACCGCAGGTCTTATTGGCGGCACGCTGAAAGGTTTGGCTGAGCAGATCCTGTCAGGCCAATTCGGCAGTCAAGAGGCGGCAAACCTGGTCCAAAAGTCAGCCATGCAGGGAGCTCAGGCATTGACCTACGCTCCTCGCACTCAGTCAGGTCAAGAACAAGTACAGGCGGTCGGCGAAGTGCTCCAGAACGTCCCTCCTGTCATCCCAGTTGTTGGTCCAATCGGAGCCGTGGCAGCCAGCACCAAGATGGCAGCGCCAGTTGTCGCAGCAACTGCAGGTCGTGTAGCCGCTCCTGTCGTGGCGGCCACCAAGCGAGCTGGCCAGGCTGTGGCCAAAGCTGCCGAACCAATCCGCGAAATCATGCCTGGCGCAACTGCCAAGAAACCCACCCCTGGCACTCAGGCATCTGGTGGTTCAGCTGGTGTGGATATGGCCACTCTGCGCCAAGCCAAAGCCGATGAGTTGCCTGTGCCAATCAAGCTGACTGAAGGCCAGAAGATGCGCCAGTTTGAGCAGCAGCGCTTCGAGCGCGAGACTGCCAAGCTGCCTGAGGTTGGGGCGCCCATCCGTGAGCGCTTCGCCACTCAGAACAAGCAGCTTCAGCAAAACCTTGAGACTTTCATTGACATGACTGGAGCCGAAGCTCCTGACTTGCGTTCCATTGGCTTGACCGTGGACAAGGCGCTTCGTGATCGAGCTGCCCGCGATAAGACGCGTATACGCACCTTGTACAAGGAGGCTGAAAAGGCTGGCGAGATGGAAGCACCTGTCAAACTTGACACGGTAGTCCAGCATTTGGTCGACAACGCGCCTGAAGCTGAGGTTGCCAACGTACTCAAAGCAACTCGTGCCAAAGCCTTGCAGCTTGGTGTGGCAACTGAAGCTCCAGACGGTACTTTGATTGCCCAGCCTGTCACTTTGAAGACCGCCGAGTTGTTCCGCCGATCGATCGGTGGCGCCACGAACGCTGAGCCAACCAACATCATGCAAGCCTCACAGATGCGCAGTCTCATTGACGCTTCAACTGAAGGTCTGGGTGGTAACATGTACAAGCAAGCTCGCGCAGCAAGAGCCCGGTTTGGCAGTGATTATGAGAACATCGGTCTGGTGAAAAATCTTCTTGGTCAAAAGCGCGGCTCAAATGATCGTTCCATTGCCATGGAGGACGTCCTACGCCGCTCAGTCATCGACCCATCAACATCTCTTGACACGGTCCGTCAAGTTCGTCGCCTGCTTCAAACTGAAGGACCAAACGGCCAGCAGGCATGGAAAGAACTTCAAGGCGGTACGCTCAAGTTCTTGCGTGACGAGGCCACTAAAGGCGTGGGCCGAGATGAACTTGGAAACCCAATTCTGTCACCAGGTCAGCTTGACCGCGTCCTTACCCAACTTGACAAGTCTGGGAAACTTGACTTTGTGTTTGGCAAGAAAGGAGCTGAGCAACTTCGTATCATCAACGACGTGGCCAAAGACGTGCTTGTCGCGCCTCCTGGTAGCGTAAACACAAGCAACACTGCAAGTGTTTTGGCGGGCATGATGGACATTGCTATTAGTGGGACGGCTGGAGTCCCAGCACCTGTTATGACAAGTTTTAGATTATTGACGAAAGGTATTAAAGATGCAAAAACACGTGCAAAAGTCAAGAAGGCTCTTGGCGAATAACCATAAGGAGAACCAATAATGTCAGCGCTTAGTATTCAACCAACTTACCCGATTTTTACGGACATTGATGGCCAACCTCTTGAGGATGGCTATGTCTGGATCGGCACGGCTAATCTTGACCCTCAAACCAACCCAATCAACGTGTATTGGGACGCTGCGTTGACGCTGCCTGCTGCGCAGCCCATTCACACGCTGGCTGGCTACCCGGCCAACAGCGGCACGCCTGCACGCTTGTATGTCAACAGCGACTACAGCATTCGCGTGATGAGCAAGAAAGGCAGCATGGTCTACAGCGCGCCGACAGCAACCGAGCGCTACAACGAAATCGTGGTTTCTGGAGTCGATGCTGGTAGTGTCACCTTCGACCAGTCTGCATCGTATCCGCAAGGCTCTGCAGGCCTGGCTTTGCAGGCCATCATCAACGTCAAGAACGCACCGTTCAATGCAGTCGGTGATGGTGTAGCCGACGATACTGTGGCTGTTCATGCGGCTATTGATGCTGCTAAGGCGGTCGGTGGTGCTGTGTACTTCCCGGCGGGAAAGTATCGAATCACGTCTGGGTACACCAATTCGTCCACTGGCAGTGTGGTGATGTTTGGTGAGAGTCTTGACTACGCCGCCAACACCGCCAACACCATTGAAGGCTCTTGTGTTTTGCTTGACAGCATTGACCCGAACAGCTTTTTCTACCATCAATCTGCTGGAAACCAACTGACGGTCAACAACCTTCAGTTTGCTTGCGCTCAGTATGTGCTGGATCGTAAGTTCTTTGTTCAGTCTGCGGGTTCGGTTAAGCACGTGTTCGACAACGTCCACTTCGTCGCTGTTGAACGCCCGTTCGTTTACCTTGCTGGAACCTATTTCCAACTGAGCACTTACCGAAACATTCGTTTCACAAACTCTGGCAGCTTTCACTCGACAACCACGGCGCTCATCGCCACGTTTATGCTGATTGAGAACTGTGACGTTGAAGGTTCGATGCCAGCAAACACAGAAAAGGTCATCTGCAAGTTGACTGGCGTTCGTCAGTTGCAAGCGACAAATTTCCTGATTGAGCCATCTGTTCCATCCAGTGGATGGATTGCGCTGTTCTTGCAAAATGCACACGACGTTGACTGGGTTCGTTTCATTACGGCTACATTCAGGGGATTCTGGATTGAGGTCACTGGCAACCCACTTCTGTACTCGGTCTATCAAGTCAGTGGACGTTCGTTGTTCATTGCTCCAGTTTTAAATAATGGAGCAGCAGCACCGTTTCGCCTTGATGAAAAAGCAGCGATTGAGTTCCACGACACAACTTTTTCTGGAACTACTGACCCGCTGCAAAATTACTTTATTTTGTCTGACTACATGTGTCAGGTAAAGTTGACCAATTGCAATTACCGCGTCCCCGGTACGGCAATCAACAACCCGCAATTTACGTTCGACAACTGTTCAAACTCTCCAGCAGCAGGCGTTGGGAATGAGCCGTTCACGGCTACCAGCCACAACAACCAGCAGTCTGAGTTGCTGTGGGCATTTGACGGTGGGTATCCTGATCCGGGCAAGGTGCTGGCTCAGGCATTCGGCGGTACGACAATCGTTCCCACTGTCGATGCAGCATTTGGTCGTGGCCTCTACATCAACCCAAGTGCTGGCACATTGCAGGCGTTGTTTCAAGGCCGTCTGCGTGGTAACTTTCCGCAGGGTGGTCAGATATTCGTGGTCGTGCGAGGCACGTTGCCAAACATCCCGTCTGGCACATTGGAAATGTCGTTCTTGTTCAACGGCAGCAGCATTGGCGGCGGCAAGGTATGGGCACCGGTTGATTCAAATACTGACTTTCGTCTTGCATTGCCTGTAACAGCGCAGACAGTCAACCCGACCACAATGGGTGTGCAGTTTTCTGGCTCTGCGGATACCGCTGCTCTAAAGTTGTACCAGCTTGAACTCTGGATCGGCAAGAGTCTGCCCAGCGTCACAATGCCCAGCTACCCGCAGAACGTGCAGACCTACGCGGCCTCTACGCCTGCTGCTGGCGAGTGGTCGCGTGGTGACATCATCTGGAACAACACACCATCTGCCGGTGGTACACCTGGGTGGGTTTGCACTACTGGTGGCACACCCGGCACTTGGAAAGCAATGGCAAACGTTGCAGCTTAATCGAAAGGAAAATCATGGCACTCGAAAAGACAGTTCAAGCTCCACAAGGTTTTGAGGCGCAAAACGCTTATCACAGGGTAGAAGGTTTGCAAGTGAAAAGCAAAACAACCATCTCCTACATGGTCAGGTCGTACAAAGATGATTCTGGAGTGCCGGCGTTTGTTGATTCCCCATACGAGTCTGCATATGACCTGGCAGGCGAGAATCCGATTGCTCAAGCATATGAGCATCTGAAAACGCTGCCAGAGTTTGAAAACGCAAAGGACTGCTGATCATGTTGAAAACAGTCGGAAACCCATCAACAAGATTTGGTGATCAGACAATCACCAACGGTAACCTTGTCATCGGCACTGCAGGAAAAGGAATCGACTTTTCGATTGACCCGTCCGCACCTGGAATGACCAGTGAACTTCTGGACGATTACGAAGAGGGAACTTGGACGCCAACCGATGCAAGTGGTGCAGGGCTGGCGTTTGCAACTGCCGCTGGTTGGTATACAAAAGTCGGAAGACTTGTCGTTGCAACATTCAGGATTATTTATCCAGCAACTGCAAATGCAAGCGCATCGACAATCGGAGGCCTTCCATTTGTTTCGGGGTCTGGTGGAGCACAACAGCATCAAGGAAGTGGTCTGCGGTACACAGACTCAAACATCGCATTCAGTCTTGCAAACTCTGGAGGATCAACCGAGTTTGTGCCGTTTCGCTACGACGGTTCTGCAATAGTAAACTCTTCTTTTTCTTCAAAAATCATCGACGGCATGGTCGTCTACCAAACAGCTTAAGGAAATCAAAATGGCACTCGAAAAACTCACTATTGTTGACAGTATCGAAGTCAAAGAAAATGGCTGCGTGCAAGTTCGCACCGCGACCCGCGTCGTGGAGGATGGCAACGTCCTCAGCCAGTCGTTTCACCGCCGTGTGATAGCGCCCGGTGAAAATTATGAAGGTGATGACACGCGCATTAAGGCCATATGCGCAGCAGTACACACTAACGACGTCATTGCGTCTTACAAAATATCACAAGGAGCTTAACATGTCAGCCAATTCACAAATTGCATTCAGCCCACTGGGAAAACCCATTGCTGTGTCTGCGGACGCCGTCGCCCCACTTGGTATCCAAGCCGTTGCAAATAGTGCCCAATTAAATTCTGGGCAATACCGAGTTGTTAACTCAGGTTCAGTCAATGTTTTTCTAGGGGTTGGTTCTACTGCGACAATTGCCCAAAGTAATGCTACCGCCCCTGTGGCTGGTACGCCATCACCAGCCATTGTGCTCGTGCCAGGCGCCGTTGAGATTTTAAGTTTTGGCGAAGCGGCATTTTTTAGTGGACTTGCCTCAGCTGCCGCGACAGTTTACATCACTCCAGGTCAAGGAGTGTAACACATGGACCAGACAATAGTCAATTGGATGCTCACTGGGTTTGGTGGGTTGATTGGGTTCTTGCTAAACGCTGTTTGGCAAGCTGTCAAGGACCTCCAAGTTGCAGACAAGGAGCTCGCAAACAAGGTCTCTGAAATTGAGGTGTTGGTGGCCGGAGCCTACGTCAAAAAGGAGGAGTTCTCAACTGCGGTCACGGCCTTGTTCACAAAGCTTGATCGCATCGAGGACAAAATCGATAAGAAGGCAGACAAGCCATGACCTACAACCTCAGCAAAAAGTCGCAAGACCGCCTTGCTGGGGTCCACCCGGACCTTGTCAAGGTTGTTGAGCGCGCCATCGAGATAACTGAGATTGATTTTGCCGTGCTCGAAGGAGTTCGCTCCAAGACTCGTCAAGATCAACTCGTCAAAGCAGGCGCCAGTCAGACCATGAGGTCGCGCCACTTGACTGGCCACGCCGTTGATCTCGGTGCTTACGTGGCCGGCTCGGTTCGCTGGGACTGGCCTTTATATCACAAGCTTGCTGTTTCCGTCAAGCAGGCCGCCGCCGAGTTGCAGATCCCAATTGAATGGGGCGGCGACTGGACGACGTTCAAAGACGGGCCACATTGGCAACTACCTTGGAAGGAATACCCATGAAAGCTTGGTACTTATCGAAGACCCTTTGGGTCAACGCAATTGTTGCGACTTTGGTTGCGCTCGAGGCAGGAACTGGGATGCTCCAACCTTTTCTGCCGCCACACTTTTACACCATTGTTGCTGTTGGATTGCCTGTCGTCAATGCCGTTCTGCGTATTGTGACAACCCAAGGGCTCAGTTTGAGCAAGTCAAATGCTTGACCTCAAAACAACTTTGCTGATAGCGGTCATTGGCCTTGGTGTTGGGGCGTTTGGTTCTTGGTACCTGACAGCCAAGTACAAAGATGCCTCATGGACAGCTTCCATTGAGAAGCAAAAGGTTGAGGCCGCAGAGCAACTGCAAGCGGCAACTGATAGAGCCATTTCGGCTGAACGGCGCCAGAATGAGCTGGCAGCACAACTGGAGATGAAACATGTGGAAAGTGAACAAAAGCTCGACAAGGCTCTGTTTACCAATCGTCGTCTCACTCGTGAGCTTGGCGGGCTGCGCGACCCAGGACGTCGGCCGAGTTGTGGTAGCACCGTGTCCACAGACCCCACAACCTCCGCCCAGCCTGAGACTGGCTCCACTGGAACCGAACTTTCAGTTGAGGCTTCGGAGTTTCTTCTTGAATTCGCCCGCGACGCTGACAGAGCAGCCCAATACGCCAAAACCTGCTATGACTGGACCCGGCAACTGAACAGGGAATGACAGGAACCATGCAGGAATGAATAGAAAGGCCTAGTCCAGTACTTACTACTGGCTAGGCCTTAGTTGTTTGCCTCGGGTCATCCCTGAGGCTCAAGTTTGATCAAAGCTCCACAAGAAGCTGCTCCCAAGCCCTCCCGGCACCAGTCCACAGATCCTTGGCCGCCGAGTGAGGATACTCCTCCACGTAGACGATCCGCTGGCAGCTCGTGTTCAACAGCAACTTGCAGCAGGTCATGCATGGACTGGCCGTCACGTAGGCTGTGTGGATGGCATACATGTCGCGGCACTGGAGCAAGGCATTCTGCTCTGCGTGGATCGCCTGACAGCCATCGAGATTCGTGCCGCTCGGCGCCTTGGCTCCTGAGCAGGCGTGAGGGAAGACCTCAACCACATAGGTGTTGTGGCCGTCATTGTCAGTGACGACCTCCATGTGATTGCAGTGAGAAAGCCCAGCCGCGACGCCGTTGTACCCGGTTGAGAGCACGTGGCCACGGGCATTCAGCAAGACACAGCCCACGGCACGGCGGCAGCAGGTCGTTCTCTGAGCAGTGAGCAAGGCCAACTTGAGGGCCCATTCGTCGCGACTGAGTCTCATCTTAGTTCTCCCACCAACGTAGTGAATCACCAGCCTTGGTCTCACGCAAGGCTGCCAAGACTTTCATCAGGTGCTGTGCATCGTTCCAGAGCAGGGTGTCTGTCTCAGGTTGGTCGAGGACCTCACTGGCCAAGCACAATTTGGCATCGGCCCAATTGGTCTCGTACAGGTGGCTTGAAGCAGCCGTCAAAAAGAGGCGTCCAGGCTTTACTGCATTTTCAAACTTCCGATGCTCATTCAGCAGGCCACAGACCAAATGGCTGAGCATGCTGAAGTTGAAGACGTCATATGGAACGCCCAGCCAGACATCGCTCGACCGCATGAACACATGGGCATTGAGTTTGCCGTTGCGGATGTTGAAGAAGATGGCCACCGTGCAAGGCACGTCCTTTGTCTGCGGTGGGCACTCACGCCAGATTGTCAGACCAGCTTGGCGACTGTCTTCATCGGCCATCAGTTTCTCAACAATGTAAGGCAGTTGAGCTTTGATCTTGGGGCCGTAGGCACCGAAGAAGCGTTCACCGTCGTCACTGAAGTCCTTGATGCGGCTGTTGTAAGGCGAGATGGTCTCGACACGGTCATCGCCAGACAGGATCCAGAAGGCCTCAGCTGCCATGAACTTGTAGCTCAGGCTGCGATCAGGTACACGAAGCACCGGGCGGCGCATGTCTACCACCATGGTGCGTTGTGGCATCTCACGAGTCATCTTGCCACGAGGCGCCACTGGGTCACCGTTGGTCAAGATGTCGTCGATGGCATCGAGCCAAGTTCTTGAGAAGTCCATGATCAGTCCTTTGTGCAGGCGCCAGCAAAGAAGCCAGCATAGTTGATGATGTCCAACGCCGTGTCACGCAGGCCTTCAAAGTTTGCGTCTTGGCCACGCATCTCTTTGAGGACCAGCGAGTTGAAGCGCTGAGACTTTGTATGGAGCATCTGAGCATAGCTCACTGCACCAAATGGGAAGTACGACGACCGATCGATCTTGTGCGGATCCATGTCCGCGGCGGTTTGGTTGTAGTCTTGGCTCTTGCGTACGCAGAGCAA